CCAGTAGTCAAGGCCATACGTTCAAAGTGCTTCAGGCCGTTAGGAACGTCTGTGCACAAGAACCAAGCGTTTGTGTCGGTCAGGTAGTGGTTAATTGTGTAACCTTCAGGGATTGAGCCGTTGTTCTTCAACGCGTTGATGTCGTTGTCAGCGGTACCAACACGGAGGTTAGTCTCGAGCAAACGAGTAGCAACGAACTGAAGTGCTGGAGGCACGATCAATTTTCTAGGCTTAGCAGCGATCAACAGGCCACGCTCATCAGTCCAAGCAGCGATCTGAATCACAGCGTTTTCCAACGATGTTTCATTCAAGTCAGAGTTGGTTGAAGGACGGTTGCTGTTAGTGCCGCCAGACACCAATGGGTGCGCTGTAGAGAACAGAGCAACACCATCACCACCGGGGTAGGCTGCGCTGAAACCGTTGTTCAAAACGGATGCAGCTTTAACCTGCTTGGTGTAAGCCATAGCACGAGCCAAGCCCTTGGTGTAACGAGCAGACAAGCTGTCGTACAAGTTATCTTCAACCGCTTCTTCAGTGATTGAGAAACCCAAGGCAATGGTTTCGTGGTTATAGCGAGCCGTGAACGCTTCTTGCGCATTGTCATAAGCAATGGCTGAACCCTCGTTCTTGACTGGAGCAGCAGAGAAGCCAGACAGTTTTGTCTCTTCTTCGAAGCTACGCTCAGATTTCTCTGTTTCGTAGATTTCTTTGTGCTCTTCGCCGTAGGTGGCATACTGCAAGCCGAACAAAGCGTTCAAGCCGGGGAGCAGTTCTTTAAGTAGTTGTGCGCGTGAAATAGCCATGATTTAACTCCTTAGACCGCTGTGCCAGTGTAGTAGGAATGAGTGCCAAAGTTAAGTTTGACAAGCATTTCTGGATACTGGGTGAAAACAATAGTGGAAGCGGCTGGAATAGCCGTAACACTGCCGGGAACTGCAATCGCAGAATTGATGGTCACTGTTGTTGCACCAGCAGCCGCAGCCACAGATACAAACGAACCAGACTGAATGTACTGACCATTAGCAGCAAGATAGCCAACTTCTGTACCTACCACCAAGGCGTTAGGTAAACCAGAACCAGTCAAGGTAATGGTAGTAGAAGAAGACGAACCAGTTGCGCTAGTTTGAATGGAGGTTTCCTCAACCAAACCAACTGCACGCAAAGCTAAGTCAACACCTGTGGTAGATGCGCTATACAGAGCAGCAACAGCAGAATTACCTGTGTTGACGTTACCTGCATTTTGAATCAAACCAAAGTTTTGGCCCAACATAGCAGTAGAAGCGGAAGCAATTACTGTTGTAGCGGAACACATCACCACTTTAAACACTGTGTCAGGATCATCACAAACGATAGCCCTTCCAGTAGCAGTAGTACCAGCGGGCCAAAACTGAGCAAATTGCGTTTGCTTAGTTGTAGGGTTTACATACTCACAACCCAAGAACACACCAACCAAACCGTTGCCGGTAGAGTCAGTAGTGTCAGTGTTTTTAACAATAGAACCACGAACAATATTGACCAAATCACCGTAAAAGATGTTTGATGCAAAACCGTACTGGATCGAGTAATCGCGGGTAGAACCAGCGAATACCTGTCCGCCAATCAAATTGATTGGCTTTAGCCCGTAAGGGGCGTCAACAACCGGATAAGCCATAAAAGACTCCTATAAATTATTTAGAACCAGAACCAAATCCTGTTCCGCGACTTGTTGTTGACTTGCGGTCAGCAAACAAGGGCATCCGAGGGTCGTTATTTCGCATGAAATGATTATCAACTGAATCCATCTGGTTTTGAGCTTGCTTGTTGTAATAGTCAGCGCGAGCTTCAACGCGTTCCTTGGGGGCTTTGCAAAGCATCAGCCCACCAATTTCCACATTGCCGTTTGCGTTGTTACCAAACAAAGCCAATTCTGGATGATCCACTGCTTTCACCGGCTCATAACCATCGCGCATCTGTAAGGACACGTTGTTGGCTAGTGGCTGACCTAGCACATGAGTCGCTACCCAGCGAAACGTGTAATCTGGATCAGGTGTCGGATCGGGCAAGTTGCTCGGGGGTACGTATACCGAACGAGCAGATTTATCGCGTGACTTACTGTCACGATTTGAGCGGTCAATAGTTTCAGCCATTTTAATTCTCCAACTTTGCTACTTGAGCAGCATATTGCTGCGGGGTTAAACCAAATTTTTTAGCTAACGCTACTTGCGTTTGAGTTAGCTTAATTTTTCCTGCACTCGTAGAACGAGATACAGAGGCAACCACTGTCGTAGGTCGTTTTTGAACCTCACCAGACCTTGGCTTGTCATTTGCCTGCCCGAATAAATCAGGAAACGTTGACTTCATGCGACCATCAATTTGATCGAAATATTCAGCAGAGCGGGGATCCACTCCGTTTGTGACTAGTTTCTGATGCAGCCCTAGTGCGTAGCTGGTGTATTCTTCAAACCCTTGTTGCCCGAACCACTGGTTTTTTGCCTGCCAGCGCAGAGTTTTTTCGTCGGGCTCAACCCTTGAAGGTTGGGCTTGTTGTGTTTGTACCTCAAAATTTTCTTCCTGTAAAGGGGTAGGACGATAATTTTTTACTTGTTCTGCACGAATCTTTGCATCCATCACCTCTTCTTGAGCGGCAATGATAGCGTCGTTATCAAAAGCTTCTTGTGCTGCTCTGAGTTTGCTACGGGCTGTGGCTAACTCAAATTCGGCCTTACCTTTAGCGCCTTCAATGATGGCTTCTTGTCCTGTGTAGACGTTTTGCTTGAGGCGTTTGTTTTCCTCAATTAACTGTTGTGCAAGACGCTCAAGCTCTTGCTTCTCACGCATTGTGGCTTCTTTGACGCGGCGCTCGTCATGACGGGCATGGGTCAACTCTTTAATGCGTCCTTTGACTTTTTCAGAATAAGTCTCGATTTCTTCGTCGGTAGGATCCAACACTTCGCGGTCTAAAGGCTTGCGGCCTCTATCACGCTCAGGCGTATCGTCTTCGATTTCAATCTCTACTTCGCCTTCGCCTTCTATTTCAAACTCAACTTCGGCGGTTTTTTTGTCCTCGATTTCATCAGGGAACTTGTACGGTTCAGCCATATTCTTCCTTTCAAGCGCGGGTTAAGCCGCGGGGGTCTTGCACAACAGCATCAACTTGGTCGTCGTTGATGAGACGGAACTCTTTGCCAAAAATCTTAAATCTGGTTCCGGAGTAAGTACGTACTAACACAAAGTCGCCTTCTTTACACCATGCTCCGTTAGGAAACTTGGCGGTGTCGTTGTACGCATCGGGGCCAACTTTCAAAACAAACAACACAGTGGTTGCTGTTTCTTCTTGGCGCATAAACTCAACTGGTTTATACAGGTTTGATCCTGCAATCTTCTCGTCGACATCTGGCACAGCGCAAAGAATCTTCCAACCTGTTGGGGTAGGAAGTTGCGTGGCTTTCATTTCGTCTGAAGCTTCAGGCTCGGGTGCATCCAAAGGTTGGATGGGTTCAGGCAGTGCAAAAGCACCGGGGGAGAGATCAAAATCACTCATCTGATTCTTCAACTTTCTGTGCAAGGTCAAGTAGATAACGCTCTGCGAGGGCTAGACCCTGAATAATCCCGCAAAGTTTTTGGTACTCTTCAAAAGTACGGCATGAGCCGCCAGCCAAGTCATCGGCGTAGTTGTTCATGTCAGTGCGTATTTTTTCACGTAATACGCGTACGAAGTCTTGGATCATGATTTAGGCTCACGTTGGTTCCTACTATTTGAGAGCGCAGCAGTACGCGCTTGTAAATCCATCTGGGCTTTACTCTTTGCGATGTCAGCACCAATTTGGATGCCAGCACGTTCTTGTTCAAACTGCTGCTTGAATTCGCTCTCTTTGATTTGCGCACCTGTGCGAAGAGCTTCCAACTCCAGTTTGCCACTGACTTCTTGCTCTTTCAAAGCCTGTGCATCGGCCTTGGCAGCAGCGTCCATCATGATCTTTTGTTTCTTCAACTCTAGCTCTTGGCCTTTGAGTTGGAGTTCCTGCATCTGCATCTGCATGATCGGGTCTTGCATCTGTTGCTGTGCCTGCATTTGCGCAGCCTTGGCTTGGTTCTGCATCATGACTTGCTGAGCCGCTTGAGCCATCATGCCGGACAACGCGATCTCCACCTGTGGTGGCAACTTCTCGTCTTCGGGAGGCAGGGGCATGCCCAACTGCTGTTCGATCTGCTGGCGCATTTGATAACCGACGTGCTCTGCAATGTGCGCAGTAATTGCGCCCATGATCTTGGGAGCCTGTGGATTCTGACCAATGAACTGCATCATCATTGGGTCTTGCATCAGCATCATGTGTACTTGGATATGCGCCTGATGGTCTTGGTGCAAGAACGCTTTGATCGGCTTACCCTTGAGTGCGTTCTGATTCTCCTGCACTGGGTCTGTCGGTTTCTGATCCTCTTCAATCGGCACAAGTTTCTCAGCATTCTTGATACCCAAAACGTTCAACATACCGCGGTGAAGTTCGGGCAAGTTGTAAATGTCCGGAGCCATCTGCGCCATCTGAATGACGGCTTGATACTGGATAACGCGCTGAGACATGGTCGCAGCGTTGGGGTCTGACACGGGGATAACGTCCACCAAGTCATAGTCGGCTTTCTTAGCTTTGCGAGTGCCGTACTCGGGTGTGTATGTGTAGTCAGCGTCTGTGTAGTCGCGGATGATGTTCTTTAAGAGTTTGAACTCTTGCTTCAGGGCAAAGTGAACACGAGCCTGAACAGCAGTCATCACCTTGAGTTGACGCTCTAACAGTGCAAGCGTTGTGCCGACAGGCGCGTTAGCGCTCATGTCAGACACCTTCATGTCAGCCGTTGCTGCAAAACGTCGGCCTTCATCAACAATGGTCTGCATCAAATTAAACAACGTCTGGCTTGGCTCCTTGTATGGAAGCGGCAAGATGTTGTCGCGGATCGTGCCCGAGCCAACGTCTACATCACGGAACTCTCCGGGTGCGATTGGTGTGTCGTCGCCTTTGATTCGCAATCCGCGTGTCTTGAGTCCGCCGGGCAAGTTGCTGAGTGTTCCTGCATCGACAAGTTGTCGCATGAGGGAGGTAGCGGATTTAGCAAAGCCTCCGATAAGGTGGAAAAGCCCGAAGCCGTAAGCTCCAAAACCCGGGATATATTGGTAGTGAACGAAGTGCTGGCGCTTGAGTTTGAGGTCATCATCTTCCTTCCAGTTGCGGCGGATTGACAGGATGTCGTTAGAGCCTTTAATCAACGTGACAACGTACGGCAGCATGATGCCGGTCTCTTCGTCCGAGTCGTCTTTGTCTTCGTAGCCATCAAGGTTCAAGTCAACGTGGCACTCATACAGGGTGTAGCGGTCGTCGTTCAAATCGCTAAAGCCCGTCTCTTTGTCCTTGGCTTTCTGAATGTCGGTCAAGTCTCTAGGTGAGTCAGGCAACTCAATGTCAAGGTAAAAGCCAACCTGCTGGAGCTTGATGATCTCGTTCTTGGTCTTGCGCATAACGTGCGTGATGCGGTAGCAAGTATCCAAATCCGTTGTGCCGTACGGCAGATACATATCTTCCGCAGGAATAAACATCGACACCTGACGTCCCAAGTTGGGGTCGTAGTACACCTTCTTAAACGCTGAGCCTGTGGCCGGTAGTGACCAGAGCATGCGCTCGTGTTCACCGCGGTACTCGGTCATAACTTCCGTCAACTCGTAGTTCATGTCGTCTTCAACGTTAGACGCAACTTCTTTCATCTCTGGCGTTTCTTTGCCGATGAGTTTGCTACGCACAGGCCCTCGGGCTGGGAACGTCTCAGTAATTGTCTCAGCTTGAAAGCGCACAACCGCTTCGGTAATCATCGGGTGGAACACACCGCATGCGCCGTTCCAAGGTTCTGTACGCTCTTCGATCTGTAAGCCCAACAGCTTCAGACCATCAACGTATGTCTTCTCCCAATCCTTGCGGCCATTCTTGTCGTTGTCGATGTCAGACACCAAGTCCCCTGCCAAGGACTGCAAAGCACTGTCTTTTATGTACTCGGCCAAGTTATCGTTGAAATCTTCTTCGCCATCATCTTCTCCGGGTGTGAGGGTAATCTCAATGCCGTCCATGCCGATGGTGACTTCTTCGGGATCAACAATCTCAATCTCCAAGGGGGATTCTTGTTCACCCAGCGCGTCAATGCCCATAGGTTGTTGGTACAGCGCTTTGTCGATGTTCGTTGCCATGTGTAGTCCTAATAGTATGCGTGTGTTTTACGGCGGAAAAGATCAGAGTCGTCTTTCTCGTCCGTGTCTAAAGCAATAAAGCCGCCTTGCCTAAAGCGTAGCAGCGCCTGTGTTGTCGTGTCCACGTAGTCGTCGTGCTCCCCAACTGGGAACGCGGCTACCTCTTCAATCACTTCCCGTGCCCAGCGTGTGTCGGGTGCCCAGACTTTACCTGAACTGAACAAATCCGCAACAGCGTTGACGCGCACCATCTTGTCGTTGCCACGACTTGGGGAAAATTCTTGTACTGGGATACCCAGCGCCCTAAGTTCCTGAATCAACGGCCCCCCAGATGCCTTTTTCTCCACAATGAACGCATCCGGTTCCCACTCTTTGTATTGCTTAAGCGCCACCACCTTAAGCTCAGGGAAAGCCATACGATCTTTAAACGCATCCAGTAAGATAAGCTGGGGGGAGTCATTTTCTTCCTCGTTGTAAAAGATGCCCCACGTTGTACACGCAGAGTAGTCGGATGTGTTCTTGGTTTCAAACGCCGTGTCCCAAGACTGGATGATGTAGTCACAAGTTGGTGGTTCATCCGCCTCCCAAATACGCCACATCTTGCGGCTGACGATGGCAGAGTTCTCAGATGTTGGCTGCTGCATGTACTGCGCGTTCCAATACCGTGGGTCAATGCTGGCTTTTGTAGATTTAAGCGCTTCTAGCGACCACTGCTCTGGCCACAGGGACTTCTCATCTTCTTCCCCGTCGTTCAAAATGGCTGGCAACTCCACAATCTCCCATGGAATAGCTTCTGGGTTCTTGGTTTGGTAGTCAATCAGGCGCCCAGTCAGGTCTAGGAGCGACCAACGGGTCATCACAATAATAATCCCGCCGCCCGGCATCAGACGTTGCAGTGGGCCCGTTTGGAACCAAGACCAAGCCGTATCAAAAGCTAGGCGGCTGTTGGACTTTACGTCCTGCTCCGAGTGAGGGTCATCAATAACGAACAGATCAGCACCACGACCAGCAAGAGCGCCCCCGACACCAGCAGCATAGTACTGACCGCCAGCGCTTGTAGACCACTTACCGGCAGCTTTCTGATCGTCTGCGACCATTGTCTGGGGGAAAACTTCACGATACTCCTCCGAATCAATCAAGTTACGTATACGTCTGCCATAGTCTTCAGACAGACCCGCAGTGTGCGTGCCCATGATGATCTTCTTCTCAGGGTATTTACCTAGAAAGTACGCAGGGAACAGATAAGACGAGAACTCAGACTTACCCATACGTGGCGCGATGTTGATAATCACACGCTTCTTGCGGCCTTCTACAACGTCGGTAAAAATTTTGGCAAGCTTCTTATGGTGTGGGCCGACTTTAAAATTAGGGTACACCGCTTGGGCAAACCCAAGCATGTTGGTACTGGCCGCTTTTAGGCTGGCGCGTTTCTCTCTAAGTTCCAAGTCGTCGAACAACTCCATCTTTTCTTGCACGGTCATGTAAGGCAACGCCTTTTGCATGGCCTCAAGCTCAATCTTACTGAGTGTTGTAAATTCGTCACGCTTCATCTGATTTGTCTTCTGTTACGTCAATCACATCTATAACACCCATGAACCTATTAAGCTTTTCTTTAATACGGTTTTCAAGCTCGACGTCTGACATCTCAGTTTTCTTGACTTCAATCTTCTCTGTGAACAAGCCCACTTCTGTCACCTTACCCAGCAACCCTAGCGCTTTGAGTCGGATGTTGGCGTTGGGGTGTTCAGTTTCTTCTACCAACTTGGCCACTGTGTAGCCTCTGATCTCTTTAGCCTGCTGTACAAATTCCCAGTCATAGGCGGAAAGCATGCCAACTAATCTTTGGACTGCTTCTGGCGTTTTAATATTTGCCAGAGAGGTATGCGTCATTTCCGCAGGTTTGGCGGTGACGATGTTAGTGAAAGCAGTACGTGCTGCTTGGCTTTGCGCCTGATTGACCAAAGTATCTGTGTCCACTGCGCCCAGTTCTTTGAGCCAGTCTACAGTCTTAGACATTCCGTCCACGGCATCCGCCGGATCTGTCTTATCCATAGGGACGAAATCGCCTAAGTGATCGTGCACTTCGGGTTCGAAATTGATTAAGTGATCTAACATTCTGCGCATAAGCCCTTGAACCTGCGATGTAGATAATGTACACTCAAATCGAGTGGGTGCGCAACAGTGTTTTGGCCTACGGCCAAATTCACCTAGTGTATTTGCTTTCTCCTTGATGGTTGTTGAGTTGCCATCTTTAGCCCCGGATTAAAAACCCGGGGCTTTTTTTCGTCTGTACAGAGGAGAGTCAAACGTTAGACAAAGGTATTTCTGAATTTTTATAAAATTTTTGTAGTGAATACTTTGGTTTGTAGGAATTTGTAATCTGGATTTGAGGTGTGTACTAAGGTTCTACAAAGTTTGCTTTGCGGTTATGGAACAGTGTTCGTATGTGACGGCAGGGGGTATCGTCTATATGGCTTGGTGGGGGTATGGTGGGGGTCAAAAACCGCCAAAAACACCCCAAAACAGGGTCAAAGTGACCCGAAAATGCCCCGAAAACACCCCCAAAAAGGCTCTCGATGCCTATCAAAACAGGGTGTATGCACAATAGAGTTTGTCTAAGGTAGTCAGCCCTAGGCAATTCAATCAACCTCAAGGAGAAAATCATGACAAACAAAGCAAACGCGTTCAAAACACTCAACACATTCGCTGACTCAAGGGTCAAGCTCATACAAGGCATGCACGATGCGGGTTACACCACAGTTGAAGCATGTCGCCCGATAGTGATCGAATGGGCGTGCGGTAAGACTGGCGCGGAATATCGGGAAACCAAGGCGGGCAAGATCGTACTGGTCACAGATCACCCGAAATACGAGGGCGCGAAGACCACAGTGCGTGACATGATGCACATGATCGAGGGGACAACCCGTAGAGCATCGAGCGCAAAGAAAGAACCGCTTGACCCTGTTGCGAAAATCATCGAGGCGTTTGCCAAGTTGACACCCGCGCAACAACGCAAAGCCATGGCGGTTTTGAGTGCATGATTTTCGGGTCACAGTGACCCGATTTTTTCTGCGAACCCGAGAGAAAGGGCTTCTCTCGGTGTTTCGTATCTTGTCTAACCTTTTTAATTTTCGGAGAACACCATGACACAAAACCAATTCAACGCCCTTTGCAATGAGCACGGCATAGCCCCAAGCATCGCGCTTGAGAACGAGGAACTCATCGAAGCCTTACGCGAGCGCAACGATGAGCAAGTCATCGAGATACTTACCAACAACTTTTAAACCCAAGGAGAACATCATGAGCAAATTCAAGCACTACTCACCCAAAGAAGTCGCCCTCGCTAAGTGGAACAACGAGCAACGCCCCAAGTACATGGAGAAAATCGAGCGTGATGCGAAGCGTACCTTCATGCTCAGGCGTATCGAAGACATGGAAGCACGAGCCGAAATTCGGGTCACAATGACCCGAAAATCTTGAAAGGCGAAAATCATACCGAAAAACTACATATCCATATTTTCGCAACTATCTGCACGATCAGACATCCGCAAACCCGCGTGGATTCTGGCGTCCTTGAAAAACTGTCCATCTATCTATCTTTTTAAATATATATTTATATATAGGAGTGTATCTGTATGTGTGCGTATATTTTCACAAGCCCGACCAACCCTGCAAACCTTGTAGAGTTAAAGCATTTCTCAAAACAGATAGATAGCTGGACACTTTTTCGTGTACACTAGCATACATGCGGCCTCCCGACTGTCCAATCGTGCAGATAGTTGCGAAAATTCACTGATACCTCCAACACTAGAAAGCGAAAATCATGGATACCTCCTACAAACACTACATAAAACTGACCCCGAACCAGCTTCACGCCCGACTCGTGGCACGCAAAACCCCACCGATGCAAGCCGAGCACATCAAGAAAATCGTAGCCGAACAACAGGCCATGCTCAAGTCAGAGAACGCAAGAACGATTCAACTCACGCGTCTTTGGCGTGAGTTCACTGAGCCATTAAATACAGAGCGCGAAAATGTGCAGGGTATGTTGCGATACAAAGGTAGCGAAAATGATGAGGCGAGGCGCGATGCGCTCGAAGCGTACCTGACTGTGCTCAATGCGCTGAAGGCGAAAATGACAAACCATTGCAAGCAAGATCGAAAGACACCCACGATGATCGCATCCGAAAAAGACTTACCCAATGACGGCACACACTGGACGGATTGGATACCGCAGAAGATCAAGAGCCGAGTGCTCGACCTGTTCGAGCAGATCGAACGTAAGCCAAAGGCGAAAATCAAAATCCCATTCCAACGCCTTATCCCTGCCGACCTACACGCCAAGCAAGTTACGCGGTTGAAGAACCGCACACTAAAAGATTTGGCCATGGCTGAGCAAGCGCAAGAGCTTGACCCTCACGAGGACAACGAATCCAAGGTTAGACAGATCAAGTATGCGCTTGACCTGATGGATGTATTAGATGACAGCGAGCCTGTGCCTGCAACGTGGCATGGGCTGAACAAAGGCAACTAAGAAAACGGGTCACAGTGACCCGAAAGTGTGACTGCTTCGCCGTGTGGCAGTCGCACCCTACCTTGAAATCACACGGCACTTGTAACTTAAGGAGAGAGTAATGAAATTATCAGTAATCATAACAATGAATGGGTACATGGTCGAGGATGATGCGGGTGACTACATCCATGACATCAACGGCGACAACCTATTCAACACCCATGCAGAAGCTGAAGACCTGATGCACACGCATCTGATGACATTCGGCACAGACGCAGACAACGGCATGGAATAAGGAGAAACAAAATGAAAACAATCATAGAGAAAGCAGCAACCCTCATCTTCACCGCTATGTGCATGGCGATGATCTACATGGGGTTCAGCATGATGGACGAGTTTGGTATCGGCTACTTGTGGCTAGGGATGTACACCCTCGGGGCGTACGGCTTGGCGTACCAGGTCTTCGACTACTTCGTGTCTAGCGCAACAAAGACAAACAACTAACGGGTCACAGTGACCCACTTTTAAAAGGAGAAAGCAATGACTACAAACGATACATACGACTGGCAAGACATGTCAGACACCATGCGCAGAGCATACGATGCGATACGCCGTACCGATGCTGAGCTTAGACGCCGATGGCATCTTACGGATGACAGAGACGAGATGTTGGCACTCAGCGCCAAGCGTGATGCTAGGTGCTGGATCATTCGTGAGTTCGACAAGTACCCTGTACATGGCGTCATCAATGCGGCCATCAAGCTGGCACGTCCAAGAGATTGGCATCAACTGCTGCTTGAGCATCCGCATGAGTCCCAAGGTGATCGCTCAAAGATTGCCTACACACAGAACGAGGTCAAGGGTCAGAAAGATATTCAGACTGTCACATCGGTCGGCAAGTATCTGACACGGCACTTCGACTTACCCGATCACACCATTCGTGATCTTGTCTCACGCTATGGGTCAGCGGCTCGCTTCCAGTTCGTACACACTACCGCTGAGATGATCTACCATCTACATCGTGGCCCTGCATCCTGCATGGTGTGGAGCAATGACCGAGGCATCAAGTGCAGAGATGGCGTGACCCGTCACCCCTACGAGGCGTATGACCCCAAGTTCGGATGGCACATGGCGGTGCGCATCGAGGGCGACAACACCATGGGTCGAGCGTTGTGTATGTCCTCACCGCAAGATGGCGTCAAGTACTTTGTGCGTAGTTATCTCCGCCCTTCCAACGAGTCAACATACAGTCAGACAGATGACGGCATGGACACATGGCTCAAGGAGCAGGGCTATACCAAGGAGAACTACTGGCGTGATGATGAACGGCTTGCGTATCACGAGACGAGCGATGACTTCCTTGCACCCTATCTTGATGGCGGTGAGAAGAAGGTCAGCATTGACGAGCCCAACAAGTGCCTAGTGATTGACGGCGATGGCGAGTATGCCTGCGATCAGACTGGCGGGTATCCCACCAACGATGAGGAGGACGAGAACTCCTTCGACTGCGAGGACTGTGGTGATCGCACCGATGACGATGACGGCTACTGGATTGGGCGCGGTGAGGACACTCGGGTGTGCAGGCATTGCGTTGAGAACAGTTATGTCTATGCGTACGGCAGACGTGGCAATCAATACTATGTGCATCAGGACAACTCTGTGTATGTCGAGTCCAACAGCGAGCACTATGACGAGGACTACCTGTCTGACAACGAGATCGTTGAGCTTGAGAATGGCGACTACGAGCAGATGGAGGAGGCCATCGAGATCAATGGTGACTGGTACACGATAGACGATGAGCGCATCTGCTTGTTCCAAGATACCCAAGAGTGGGGTATGCAAGATGACGGATGGCAGTGCGAGCAGTCGTGCAACTGGTACACCGATGACTGTACCGATTGGGTTGAGATCAACGATGTGCGCTATCACAAGGACTATGCACCCGAGCAGGACGATGCCGAGGACGAGCCCGATGCTACCCCGCAAGCTAAGCCGTTGACCATGGCCATGCTAAATGAGTGCTCGTTGATCGAGGAGCGCAGGGATGATGGCTATGTGATGTTCAGCATATCTCTCTTGCACAACGGCAGACGCCTCATCACTAGACGCTTGATTAGTCAGACCACCATCAACCAAACAGGATGGGACGCTGTGCGTGAACACTGTCGCAAAGACATCAGCGCTGACCTAATCATTCTCTCCAACGCATCGTCACCCTATGTGCTCGAAGCAACCTAATCCAAGGAACAATCATGAACAAGAAATCAATACTACACAAAACCCTAGCTCGTGCGTTGTCTGTCAAACGTCCGCACAATACCCCTGCCGTCTCGGACTTCACCGAGTGGCTATTCAACGCACTACCTGCTGAGCTTAAGTCATTCACATCTGTGGATGGTGCAGGCAACCTACACATCGACAACCGCATCGCAGGCAGCAAAACCCTGTTCATCGCTCACGTTGATACAGTACACAAAGAGGTGGGCGCTAACAAGATCAGGAAGACCGCGACTCACTGGTATGCAGACGGAGCACCCCTCGGTGCTGACGATGGTGCGGGTGTGGCCATGCTCATGCACCTGATACATGCAGACGTCAAGGGCTACTACATCTTCAGCCAAGGCGAGGAGTGTGGGGGTATCGGGGCTAAGCACATCGCTACGCATCACACAGACTTGCTTGCTCAGTTTGATCGGGCTATTGCGTTCGACAGGCGGGGTATCGATAGCGTCATCAGTCATCAGGGTATGGGTCGCTGTGCATCCGATGTGTTCTGTGAGGCACTGGCCAATGACCTCAACGCCTTTGACGATACGTTGATGTACTCACCCGATGACACTGGCGTGTACACCGACACTGCCGAGTTCACAGACATCATCCCCGAGTGCACCAACATCAGCGTGGGCTACTACAACGAGCACGGCGATCAAGAGAAGCTAGACATTGTGCACTTCGAGGCACTGTCCAACGCGGTGCTCAAGGTGATGTGGGATAGCCTGCCTACTGATCGTGACCCCACTGTGCCTGAGTACAAAGAGTACAAGTACAACACTGGATGGTGGTCTAACTACGGCGTGTATGGCGATGCCACTACACACAACAAACAAGTCGACAGCAAGTACTTCGGTACATGGCAAGACGATGACTACTGGCAGACCGAGGACTTACTCGATGCCCTATACGACGCGATGGCGGGGAGCTACGACTTCCTACTTGAGCAGATCAGCGAAGCGGTTTACCCCGAACAACCTGACCTAGCTTTGCGGTTCCTCAACCGCAGGCTACTGACTGACGAATTACTACAAGACGCGATAACACAAGCGCGCACCTACGACTCGGCAACTGTACTGTGTACGTTGTTCGATGCCATTCACTGTGAAGCATAAGCGGGTCACTGTGACCCACATTTAAAAGGAGAAAGTAAATGAAAAAGTACAGAGTAACCGCAAGCTACGTGGTGTATTGCCACGCTCTCGTTGAGGCCAAGGATAAGGACGAGGCGCGTGCCATTGCCGAGGGTATGGACGGAGGTGACTTCGACATAGACAATGGTGACCCCTGTTCGGATTGGCAAATTGTTTCAGTAACAACACAAGGAGAAATGAAATGAACGGATTAGATAGCTACTACGGCCACTTGCTGGCCGAACACCAACGCTCAATAGATGAGCGAGCGTATCAAGCTGAGCAACACGACAAGCTCAAAGATTGGATTAGTAGTTTGCTTACTGACAATCACCCCGCTGAGTTAGCACGCCTGACGGGGGTGGACGGCGTGACGTGCAAGAAGATCGTGCATGAGTTGTACATGGAGCGCTTCAATGACCGCAACTGTTGGAAGCCCGAACGATCAGAGGATATTTGGGTTATCTATGGCCTGTTCACGGATGAGTGGATAGATGAGAACGGCGACTACCTCGGCTTCGACACCGAGCGTGAAGCTAACGACTACATCAAGGAGACATTTAAATGACACCCGAAGAAATCAAAGCTAAGTTTGGCGAGGAAGCATTGGACATGCTGTACGACTGTTTATTGGACATGCCAGCACATGAACTAGCCGATTGGATACTGTCGTACCAAAAAGAGAGAGCGATGGCTCGGTGGATAAAAGACCTGAAAAAAACCTTGGAGGACGAGTCATGCTGACACCCTACGAGAAGTTCAAGCGGGTAATACTTTTGTTAGCGGTCATTGTCATTGCCCTTGACCTCTTGTACTGGAGGCCCTTCTGACTACTATCAACAACCTCTTTTCTAGGGGAATTCCCCTTGACTTCTGTCTAAGCCTAGACAAATAATGGCAAAACTAAGGAGAAAGCTATGCAAAAACACACCCCGTATGACACGGGCAAGGTCAAGATTGGCCTAATTTACACGCCCCCACCACCCCCAACTACGCCTGAATCTGACTGGATACAGTGCATTTTGCTTGGGGAAAGACAAGGCATGTCCGAGGATGCACTTGCGTGCGTTCAATCATTGGTGTTCATTGCCACCATCATCATTGGCATTATTTTATTGGAAGGATTCACAAATGCCTGATATGCAAACCGCGTTATCTAACGCACTCAAAACCACAATCAACGACTGGGAGAAAGACGATATGCAAACCACACAAACAAACACACAGGGTAAGAAGTTCTTTGGCGTCACAAACAACGTGACCCGCGCCACGTTCGACTACTTGAAGAAGCACCCCAACCTGACATCGGCTGAGATATGCGCGGACATGACGCGCCTTGGCTTTAAGGACAGTTCGGTGGGCTCGCTCCTTGCACAGTTTGCCAAGCAAGGGTTAGCTGAGAGAGACGATAGGGGTAGGTACATCACCATCGTGGACGAGTACCGCCCACTGAAAGCCAAGAAGAAAACGCTGACCCTTGTATCTAAACCTGAAGAAATTAAACCCAAGCGCAAGTACGAGAAGAGAGCCGTGACAGGCATCGGTGCGTTGCTACGCGAGAAGCTAGAAAACACCCCTATGCCTAGCCGAGATGCGCTTGATGCGGCCGCTTACGCCATGGGCGGTCATAGACCAGCCCTCACAAAGTTAGTACGCACAAAGTCACCCGAGGACATCATCGGCAACATGACTGTGTACCAAGCGCGCGAGTTGTATGACCACTTGAAGCAAATGTTTGGAGGCTAAGATGGATGAGCAGACACGAGAGATAGACTTGCAGTTGGGTGAACTACTGCAAGAGAACAAACGCCTCAAGAGAATTGAGCAAGCAGCCCAAAATCTAATGAAATCATTTACTAACAGTATGGATTACGACAGTTGGGACAAAGCCCTTGACAAACTTGAAGTCGTACTGAAGGAGAAGTCATGATTAGAAGACAACAAATGGCGCACAACGTAACAAAATTAGTCAAGGGCTGTACCGTTGGGGAGTTTTTAAAGGATGGACACCTGTCTTTTTTTATGCCTTATCAGTACAAACACTGGGGTATAAAAGACGAGGATGGGATTGGGGGTAAAGGCGTGTCTGACCCACTGACTTTTTATGCGTCTGTGGATGTGTACGGGGCAGACGACCGGGTCACATTTAAAACCACAATGAAAGAGCTTTTGGATGACGTGCATGAGGGGTTTGAATCTTGGGGAGACCCTCCAGAGTACGTCATGTCAACTAAAGACATTGAAATGTTTAATCAAATTAGATGTGCGTTGCTGGATGAAGTTGCGCGTATTGATACGTGGTTGCACGAAGCTAAACTTGAGGAGGAGAAATCATGACCGAACTACAACTGAACGTGTGGGAGAGAGCCTTGGGCTGGCGCAAGCGTCAGATGATTAAGGGGCAGATCACCAACGAAGTCACGCAGAAGATTCGCAACGATGCGCTAGAGGAAGTGGCGCGTAAGTTCGATGCTATGCGCATTGCGTTTGGTGATACGGCCGATAGCTTTGCGCGCTATGTGCGGGAGATGAAATCATGAAAGATGGAGGCTCTTTTAGTGTGATGGGTAGCAACAATTTTGCAGTTAGCCCACAGCGAAATTTTACAAGGTGGATAAACAAGCGGGGGTTTATGTGTTGGAAATGTCAGAAAGACAAACCTCGTCAAGGCGGCTCGGAAAAAATGATGGGTAAAGGTATTGAAGGCATACGTAGATTCATCTGCAAAGATTGTGTTGAAGCTAAACAAAGGAGTATTGCGGCATGCCAAGACCCAAGCCCCTCGAACCCATAACTTTCAGGAACATCCGTATGTCTGACAGGCAGTGGATGATATTTAATCAACTTGGCGGGGCTGATTGGTTGCGTACGTTTCTTGAGAAGAAAGCACCGATGCCCAAGCAATATTACGACAACGAGTTAGCGCGTATGCAGAACCCTGCTGACGCTGTATTTTTAAAACAAAGGAGAGAAGAAAATGATTGAACTAATCGAAGACGGCACGGAGCCGACATACGTTAGCCTGTACGAAGGCGCTACGCTTGAACAAGCTGGGCACATATGGGGTAGCGTTATCAAAAGCGATGGCGGTCACTGCCCTGTGTGCGACAGGTGGGGTAAGCTATACAGGCGCGGCATCAACGCGAACATGGCACGTCATCTTATCTGGCTATGCTTACAAGACCCGCGTGAAGATGGTTGGGTGGACGTACAACGCACTGCACCTGACTGGATGCTACGTGCCCCGCAGATAGGTACGTTGCGGCACTGGGGCATGGTACTGGATGCGCCTGTGAAGGGCTCTAAGAGCCGTACAGCAGGACTGTGGAAGCCGACAGCCATAGGCTTGGAGTTTGCATACAACCGCATCTCTGTGCCCAAATACAAGTACATCTACAACGACACCGTGTTTGACACCGAAGGCCCTGACATCACCATCGTTGACTGTATTGGTGAACACTTTAACTACTCTGAACTTATGAATGCGAACTATTATGGCGACTACACCGGAATGGAAAGTGAAGAAAGCGGTGAGGCTTCTGCTTGATAAGCTGGGCATCTACCACTTCATGCCCCCTGCTAACGGCTTTGGCCGTGCGGGGATACCTGACATCATTGGCTGTATGGACGGACACTTCATCGCCATCGAATGCAAGGCAGGCAAGGGGCAGACCACGCCCCTGCAAGACAGGGAACTTAACCTGATTCTCAACGCAGGGGGTACTGTGTTCATTGCGCGTGAGCACAACATCCCTGACTTGGAACTACTGCTGAAGGAGAAGCGAGATGAGTTACGTTCACGGTGACTACTCAATGACAGAGGAGGAACTCGAACGCAGGGTCGAGGCCATGTCAGATGAGGAGCAACACCATTTCAGACTACTGATTCACAAGATCGTGATGTGCTATGGCGAAGGCAAAGCACAGGGCGTGTTCATCATAGGACGCGCTGAAGATAAAGTCGCAGGAGTCGTTACCCTAAACTGTAATGAGATGGAGGCGTCGCAACTTATGTTGGCGGCAAACGATTTTTTCGGCTTTCTAAACGTCCTAGGCGCACCGCCCAAGGAAAACTTTAACTGAAGGAGAAACCATGATTATCAAACGTGCTATTGCTGTAGAAAGCCTCACAAAAGTATGTGAGGAAAGTTTAAATCTCATCAAGCAACTGATTGATGCTGACAACGATGTTTATGCCAAAGGATACGAGGATGGCATGGCGGCTCAGGCTGAAGTGCAAAAGACTTTAAGACCTTGGGTTGGGCTGACGGATGAGGAGATTGTGCAAATGGGTCTTAGTAACTACATGAAAGTTGTGCGTGAAACTGAGGCCAAACTCAAGGAGAAGAACACATGACCGATTGGACACCGGAAGAAGATGAAGCCTTTAACGAGGTGGAGAAAAACAGCAACCTTGGCAAGCAGATACTGCAAGACATCGAGGGACAGCCTTATGTATACACACCCAAACGTGCGTGGGTAGGGCTGACGGATGAAGAGAAGCAAGAGTGGATTACTGCCATGCCTTGGCCTCCACAACCCAGACAGCTTATGGTCTTAATAGAAGGTGTTGAGTCCGAACTCAAGGAGAAGAACAGTTGAGCGCACCATACGACACGATCTTAACAATTGACTTCGAAACCTACTGGGACACCAAGACAAGTTACACGCTGAGTAAGATGACAACAGAGGAGTACATACGTGACCCAAGATTCAAAGCCTTTGGAGCCTGTATCCATGAGTACGGAACAGGTACAAAAACAAAGTGGTGCAGACACGACACACTCCCGCGTGTCTTGGCTGGCTATGATCCTGCTACTACTGCTGTTCTGGCTCACAACGCTCAGTTCGATGTATCTATATTGGAATGGGTATATGACTGGCATCCATGCTTTATCTTTGATACTTTGTCCATGGCTCGTGCTCTACGGGGTGTTGAGGTTGGCAATTCACTGATGAAGCTGGCCGAGGCTTTCGGCTTACCGCCCAAGGGTACGGCTGTGTACACAACCAACGGCTACACGGAACTTGCACCTTCTATGGAGCAAGAACTAGCCCAGTACTGCGCACACGATGTGTACTTGTGTGAGCAGATCTTTACACGCTTGGTCAAGGGCTATCCGTCCAGTGAACTCAGGCTGATTGACATGACACTCAAGATGTACACACGCCCAGTGTTGCAGCTTGACGCCCTCATGCTACATAACGCAATCGAAAAGGAGAAAGAAGATCGTGACGCACTACTACAAAGGCTTGGCGTGGAAGAAACTGCGCTGGCATCGAACC